CCGAGATCTACACAGAGTAGATCGTCGGCAGCGTCAGATGTGTATAAGAGACAGGTCTTCGGACTGTACCACATTTCGTGTTTCTTGCCCTCGTGCTGTAATATGCATCCGTTTTTCTTTAAAAGTTTTTTAAGCTCACTGTATTTCATCAGCTCCCCTCACTTTCAGCAATATTATAACACGTATTAGCACGTGTGTCAAGAGGTTTTTTTAAATTCATCATACCAACAACAAAACCACCCAAGATTAGGGTGGTTTTGTTTGTATTTGGTTTTATCAATTTAATTCCTACTCCACAAACGGCAGAATTTCGTCTACGAATGTATCGTAAGGTATATAATGCCAACCGTCAAAATTAATTAGCTTCCACGATTTTGTTTCTCCGTTTCGATTTGTTATTGTGAAATTCTCTTCTTCATCAAGTTTTTCAGGCTTAACTCCAAATGTTTTATATAGTTGATAATCGGCATCGTTCGCGTTATAGTAATAAACGCCATCTTTCAACATTATACCCCCCAAATCCTGTGGTGGTGTATGTTTACTCTTCATAGTATTGTTATCCTTCCTTTCTCCTATATACGCGGTGTTGGTGGCTTCATCATAGTTTACGGGCTGCTTTAAAGCTTCTGAAACTGCGCGCAACGGTAAATATGTCGTATCATTGTATAAAAAGTTATCTGCGGTAACGCTTTCGCCGTTTACGACAACTTTAATATCATTTTTAAGCACGCTGATATTATCCCATACTCCTGCTGCGCTTACGCCACAACCCAATAAAGCTGTTAAAACAACGCCGCAAATAAAGCCCTTTAATTCCTTTTTCATAATAAATCCTCCATAATATTTGATAGAACTATTATATTACATAAAGGAATAATTTACAAGTGTTTATTCTCCAACTGTAATATCGGAAATATCTGTTATTAATCCGCCTCTTACAGTAACCCGCTTATTAAAACACTCCGTCTGCTCCGTTCTCAAATCCCCAGTTTCCTCTTCCAGTAGCTCCTGAACTTGACATAATTAATACAGGATGACCATTTGCAAATAGCGATGGTCCCTCCTTAGAATTATATACTCTAAAAAATTCATCTCCGTTTGAATATAATATTAATTCTCCCAAGTCTGCGTGGTCGTTACACCACAACCCCGATTTTCTATTCTGCTCATCGTAACTCTGTATGCAGTTGCCGTCGATAACCGTCCTCGCTTCGCCGTCCTCGCCTGTTTTGAACACGCCGCGCATTGTTAGGTTGCCGTTGTCGTCTATGTACATATTTCTTTTACCGTTTGGGTCGTAGAGTTCAAATACATACTTATTTAAGCCTTCGGCATATCCTGCGTTAAATCTCAGCGTGCCCGCGCTGTCGAACATTTGTATCATATTTCCCTCGATTTTGAGGGTTCCGTTTTGCGCGGCGATGGTTATAAGGTTGGTATACAGATATGTTGTCGCATAATCGTCGCCCTCGCCGTGTCCGAATACTCCTATCCAGTTCCAGCCGTCCTCTTTTGAACTGTCGGCTACGCCTATTTTTATCTTGCCGTCGATAATAGCAACTGCGTATTCACCATTTGGCGACACGAACATTGCGCCCGTTTTATATTGGGCTATCTTCTGGAACTTTTTGTTATTTTCAACCGTTACGTCTTCATTCTTTTTCATAAACTCCAGCGTATCTGTCTTCAGCTCTTTTCTTTCGTTTCTTTTATGGCGCAAATACTGTGTTGCCTCAAACATTCCCGTATACGCTTCTTGCTCTGTCATAGGCGGCACGCCCACAAGAATTGCGTTTTTGTTCGGCTCATACGGATAGAATTTTGTGGTAATTACCCTCTGCTTTGACTTTATGCCGTTATCAGTGTCGTTCACGGTTACGGTATCGCCGAGCTTGACATCGCCTTTAACATCAATGAGCTTTATCTCGATACAATATTTAGGTATGTCTATCCTCTCAATATTTTTAGAGTCAAATTGCAGCTGCGCCGCCGACAGCAAATCCTCCGGTTCGGTAATCTCGTCAAAGTTGCAAAATCCCTCATATTCACCGAGCAGCTCATAATTTGGGCTTAGTACATAGCCTCTTTTTCCTTGTCTCTTATCCTCGTCGCTGAGCGGAATTACCTCGACTGTGCCGTCTTTCTTTGCCTGATATGCGGCTTCAGAAAGCGGCAGGCCGTCCTTTCCGTAAGGGTATATCTTCGTAACAAGATTATACGTGTCTATAAGCGGCTTTATTTTTGCATTATATCTTTGGTCAATTACAACGCCTCTGTCCTTGCCAAGCCTGCGCACAAGCCCTATACGCTCATTATCAATGTATATTTCGCTGTGAACACGATACTTCTTAAGTGTCTCCATTAAGATATTAAGGCAGCCTATAGGCGTTTTTCTCGACATCTCAAAGAAATCAATTGTATCTGTTACAGGCTCGAGCCCCAACTCTTCGAGCTCTGCTGTTGACAGCACGGTAACATACGGCGTTGCAGAGAATATTGCCTCGAATATTTCATACGCTGATTTACCTATCATATCGCCTATATATTGAATATGCGTCCGGCAAGTATCCTGCAAAAGACTTATAGCCGTAATATTTTGCTCGCTGATACTCTTAATTCTGAAAATCTCGCCGTCATAGCCTACCTTGAGCTCATTTTCGATTAAAGCCCATTTGCTGTCACCCTGCGGCAATTTAAACTCCAGCGAATAATCTCCGTTTATTGACTGTGTTATGCAAACGTCTTTTGCGTTTTGTAAAAAACCGCGCCGCCTTGTTACGTAATCCGTTTCGTCCTTGTCATATACCGCTATGTACTTCATATAATATCATCTCCAAATATAAAATTATGATTATAGTCAAAGAATACAGTTCCTTTACCGCTGCATTCTATTGATATATTATTTTCTCCCGGGAGTAATTCGCAGAAGTCGCCGCTTACGCCCTCAGGCATACACCCATTTTCACAGTCGATTATAAAGGTCCGCACGTCACCGACTGATATATTTATTTCCGCATTGTTTACCGTCAGCTTAAATGCGGTCACGCCCTGCTCCAAGTCAATAACGATTGAAGGGCGAACGGGAGCCGAACCTTGATAGTCAAGTGTACCTCTGTAATTCCCGCTGAACTCAATCTCGTTTTCGTCCCCGAAGCCAATTGGTACGTCGCTGTCTAAAGGTATGTCACTGCCAAGCGGTATTCCGTTGCTGTCAAATATAAATCTGTTAAACGGACGGCATCTGAACTGCACTTTTGATTTGCCGTTTTTATACAGATTTATAGTCAAGTCCTCTAAATCCGCCGGCTTTGCAATCCATTTAACATACGGCATATCGTCGAATATAAGCTCGCCGTAGCCGCCCGACAGCCAATTTGCAAACCTTGATACCCTTTTTTGTAGTTCGGTGGTATTCGGAGCTATAAGAGTAAACTCAAGCTCCAACACCTTATCCTCATAGAATAATCTGCCGCCCGTTTCCGAACAGTCCACGTTGCCGTCACGGTACGGAACCTCTTCATCAACCTGCTTGACGGGCGGAATTATAGGCCGCCCAACTGTTTTAACTATCGCTTTAAATTCATCGCTGTGTTTTCCTCTATATGTTATTCCGTGATGCATTTTTTAACCTCCGTACTCTGAGAAAATTGCGCCTGCAACCTTCTTTGAAAAGATTACTGCGTCCGTTGCGTCGGCTATAGTCATATTGTTGGTTTGATTAACCGTAAGACTCGGCTTAAGCTCTTGGAGCGCCGTCTCGATGCGACCCGCAAGAGAGTCTATATTGTTTGTTATTTCCGCCTTTAGCGGTTCAATGCTCGCTGCGATTGCTGCGTTCGCTTGTCTGGTCTGCTCCAAAATATTCTTCTTTTCGGCTTCGATAGCGTCATACTCGGCTTGCATTTGCTCCATCAAGGCGCTTTGCTCAAGCTCTAACCGATACTTTTCTTCCTCGCGCTCAATATCCTTGAGCTTATCAAGTGCTTCCTGATACTTCTCTCTGCCCTCGATTGTTACAGCGTTTTTGTATTTTTCGATATCGGAAAGTGTTTCGGTCTTATCCTCTGCTCTGTCCTCGACCTCCCACGACTTTTCAAGAGCCGACATTTTATCATTAAACAGCTCTTCAGCCTTGTCCATACGGTCTTTGAAATCGCTAAGCATTTCATCATAGCTGTCCTCTGTAGCCTTGTATAGCTCAAGCTTCGTTTCGTCAGCCTGACGCAGGGCATATTGACGATCGTTCTCGCTGAGATTTGGGTCGTTCGCCCAATCGGTATACTCGTCGATTTTTCTCTGATAAAAATCCGTTTCGCTGTCGCCCATAGCTCCCCAGCCGTAGACCTCGGCCTGCTTTTGGTACCAATCCGCATCGTCCTCCCATTCGGACAACTTGTCCTTCCACGCGTCCATTTTTTTGTCGGCAAGGGTCGCGTCAATGTCAAACTTTACAGCGTACTGCTCCTCAGTCATCGCGCCCAGACCGCAGAAAAATTCATCGACGTACGTCTGTACACGGTCAAGCCCCGCGATCGTTCCGTCTGCGTCAAGCGCTTCATATTTCTGCGCGTGGTCTATCCAGTTGAATGAATAATCAGTCCGTCCGCCGATTAAGTCTTCGGTGGTATCATTCATTAAATCGCGATATTCTTTCGCATTTATAAGACCTTGATTGAACGCGTCAAGATTACGTTCATCAATACGCATATACGCGTTCAGCGGACTGTCGCCTATCTCGTCCCAGTCGTTAAACGTATTACGCAGATTAATCCACGCTTTAGACATATCGTTTGCGTCATCAAGCACTTGCTGACTGTGCTTATGCAACTCAAGCGTCGCGTCCTTCCATTCTTCGGTATCGGGCGCGAAATTTTCATCACGATATGCGGCAAGGTGGGAATAATACTCCTCCTGCGAAACCCAACCCATGTCAAGGTAAAATTGCTGGTTCTCACGGTCTTCCTTCCACATCTGTTTTTTGTAGGTTACGAACTCTTCCTCGATTTCCTTCATAACCTCGATATCAGACGCAAACTTACGCTTCATCTCATCAAGCCACTGGAGCTCCTCCCACGCGGGGATTATCCTGTATGACGTCTTGCGTATATGCTCGCGGTCGGCTTTCGCACTCTCCCAAGCTTCGTTGTTTTTACCGCTTGCGTAGTGGGGGAGGTTTTTAAGCACTCCCTTTGTTTGTGAGGCGTTAAGAAGTACGTCGTGTTCCTTAAACATAATCGGAACATTCCGACCTTTGAAGGTGTAACCCACTCCGTCACGTATCAAAAGCTCCGTCGGGTCGGATATACCTCTTTCGTCATTTATAATACCAAAACCCGCCTTTGCGTCAGATGTACCCTTTGCGGTTTTACCGTTAGCCAAAGCGTGCGGGCTTGGGAGACCGTAGGATTTTGTTGCAGCTATGTCATATGTAACTGTCCGCCTTAAATTCGGCGGATTATATCTGTCAACCGCAGAATGGTCAACGCCATAAATTACTTCAGCGTCTTTATCGTTCGGCTTATAATTATCAGGTTCGGATGAGTCCTTATTAAAAATAACTGACCCATCTTTAGAGTCCGGTAAATAACCATCAGGCTCTGATGTATCAGCAGTAAATTTAACTTCCGCCGTTTTGCCGTCAATCTCGCCGACTTTTTCTCCCGCCTCGTTTAAAATATCGTAATTACCTTCGGCATTAACTTGTACAGTTGCGGCTTTGCCGTCAATCTCGCCGACTTTTTCTCCCGCCTCGTTTAAAATATCGTAATTACCTTCGGCATTTAATTTTATATCTATATTTTCGCCGTCAATTTCCTGAATTTTCCCCTCGACTTCTGTAATTTTTGAGATACCACCATTTACACTAATATCAATACGTTGATTTTCCGAAATCAAATGCATTGATTTTGCAAGCTGATTTGCTTGCTGTATTATGATATCCAAACCGCCATCAGTTTTTGCTGCGCTGATTATATCGCTAAATCCATTTTGGAGCAATGCGCCTTGTACGGCGGCTTGTGAGGCTGAATATCCCCATTGCTGCATCGTATTGACGCAATCTCTGACTGAAGCATTTAACCCGCCGTTTTTATCTGCAACAGCTTCTTCAACTGAATTAAATCCGTTAAGTTTTAGCGCGGCTTGATTAGCATAGCCTCCCATTTCATTAAAACTAAAACCGACTGCTTTACCATACTCACCAATTTTAGCTATATACTCCTGAACTTTTCCGTTCCCGTTTTCGATTGCTGAAGGTAACTCAGAAAGCATTACATCAGAAGCAACTCTTGCAGCCTCTTGATACTCATTAATAGACGCTTTTGCAGCTTCTATTTTTGTCTTGTTTTCTTCTACTTTGGAACTGTTTTCAGATAAACGATTATCGATAGCCGCCAAAGCATCTGCAACCATATCCGCATTAGCCCACTTAAAATCATCACCCGTAAGCTCGTGATATGCATCTGTGACATTTTTATATTTAGCTTCAAGTTCATCTAAGCTATCCGCATAATCGCCTTTACTTATGCTTTTGTTATCTAATTGATTATTAAGCGCCGAATACTCCGTATTTAAATCGGTAAGACCTTTTTTGAGGTCATATAAAGCAGAATTATTTTTGTATATAGCCCCGTTCTGTTTTTCGTAGGTTTTGATGCTTTCTTGCAGCCCTCCTACATTATAGCCGCCCTCACTGACTTTAAAATTAAGCTCGGACATTTTGGCTTCTTTTTCGGCTGCGGTCATTTTCTGAATAATTGCCGCCGTATTGTTAGCAACTTCATTGCCTGACTCAAGAGCGGCAACGTAATCACCGTAATTATCAGTGAACCATTGCACGTACTCTTTTCTCTGCTCCATCGCCTGATTATATGCAGAATTACCTTCGGGAGTTCCGTCACTGCCTTTTGAAATTACATCATTAACTTCTCTGAGCTTCTTTGCGTACTCGTTTGCTGTGTTTGCAGCTGTAATTGTCGCTGCTGCCGTTTTAGCAAATTCACCGGCACCATCTCCGATATGTAGGAACTCTTGCTCCGCTTTTTCAAGATGAGCCGCCCACAATTCCATACCTACATACATACTTGCGGGAACGGCTAACCAACCTAATGCCGTCGCAAGTGCAGGGGCGACAGCGGTAAACGTAGAACTTGCTGTACTCAGCGCTCCAATTCCTTCAGTCGCCGCGTTTATTGCCGCCGGTATATTTTTTAATTTTCCAACAGCGTCAATAATCGTTCCTATACTTTTAGAAGCTCCCACAATAGCCTTCGAGCCCGCGCCAAGAACTATAATACTTTTGCCAACGCTAACAAGTCTTTCTTTGCTCTCCTCGCTCATATCGGCAATATCTTGAGCAAAATCTTTGACTTTAGCCGAACCCTTTGCTATCATCGGAAGGAATGACTCGCCGATACTGCGGCCGGCTTCAACGAGATTATTTTTCGTAATCTGTATCTGCCCGGCTGTGGTTTCAGCCATAGCGTCTGCTTCTTTTTGCAGCGCTATATTCTCGCTCCACGCGGTATTTGCGCGGTGCAAAGCCTGTTCGATGAGCTCGATACCCTGACTGCTTGCAAGTCTCTGCAGCGCCTGAATATCACGAATATTATTAAATCCAAGCTCTTCAAGCGTCTTAACTTGGTCTTCGCTCTTTGAAAGACCGACTAAGAAAGTCTGAAAGGCTCCGCTTGCGTCATTTTTCCACTGATTTGCAAAGTCCGCCGAGCTCTTACCCGACACTTTTGCAAACGTCGCGAGACCTTCTCCGCCCGAGCTTACCGCGCTCTGAATATCCATCCAAATACGTGATACCGCCGAGCCGCCCGCTTCCGCTTCGACACCCATTGAAGAAAGCGCCGTTGAATAGCCTAAAATATCCTGCGCGGAAATGCCTACAACATTACCGGTTGCACCCATTCTGAGACCGAGCGTAGCGATTTCGCTCTCGGTCGTTGCGAAGTTATTACCAAGGTCAACAATTGCCGAACCGACATTTCTTATCTTGTCCTGTGAAGTATCCGTTACATTCATAAACCGCGCAAGAGTTGCTGCGCCCTCTGCGCCCGCAAGATTTGTCGCCGTTCCCATCTGCGCCATAACTTCGGTAAAATCAACGATATTCGGTGTCTTAATGCCGAGCTGACCACCTGCTGCCGCAAGTTCGTTCAACTGTTTTGTCGTTTGAGGTATGGCGTTTTTACCGTTAATCCCGGTCGTGGTAAGGTCAATTATTCCTTGCTTAACTTCTTTTAGCTGCTCAGGCGTACCCTCAACGGTCTTCTTCACCTTTGCAAAATCATTCTCAAAATCAATCGCAAACTTAGCCGATGCGACACCTCCCGCCGCAAGCGCAAGAGACGTAACCTGTAAAGGCTTTGTAATCGCGTCGAGGCTGTTGCCGAATTCCTTTATTCCTTTGCCCGCAGACTGCAATTTAGATGCATACGAATTGGCAGCCGCAGTCGCGGCTCTGCTTCCTGCCGTAGCTCTGCTTTGTGCTCCTTCAAGCCCGCTCAGCTGTCCCTGTACATCGGATATAGTCGCCGCGAGCTGTGAGGCGTCGCCTGTAAATCTTACTGTTATATCTCCTAAACTTCCGCTCATTTATTTCACCCACTTATTTTAAAAGCATAATAAAAGCACGCCTATGAATTTAAGCGTTCTTTTAGTATGCTT